AAATTCCTAGGAGGACTATTAAAACTTACAGGCATTTATATATCCTCTTAACTGAAGTCGGTATTACCCTGACCAAATACTTTAACGACACCAGAGTTATCTTTCATAACAATAAAGGAAAGTATATCTGTATTAGATGTAGCTAATGGTGGAGAACCTCCAGACCATTGAACACCATTTGAAACGTTGTTTCCATCAACAGTACAAGCATCACCATATGTAGCAGCAGCATTAGCATCAATAATTATTGTGACTGTAATAGATTGACCATTCTGTAGTAGATTGCCATCAGGATCAGCAGTATTAAATGCCCATGTATTAATAGCAGTAGTTGGTGTAGTTCCACAAGTTGTGTTAGCACCTGCAGTTGTAACGTTTAATGTATTATTAGTAACAGTAAATGCAGAAGCGAAACTACTGAATACTTTTTCAATAACTCTACCACCAAGGACAGCAGCACCATCAACTTCCAATGCTGGAGAACCAGTAGGACCAACAAGAACACCAACAGATGTTAGAGAAGAATTAACAACGGTTGTACCAAGAGTTGTAGTAGAAAGAGCTAACTGATTGTTAATAAGAAACTCTTTACCAAAAGCAAGTTCAAAGTTATCAGTACATGTGAAATACTTATTAGTTCTATTATCATATAGAATACTATGATCTGTTGTACCCTTAACGATAACACCACCACCATCTGCAGCAGTATCAGAAGGACCAACAGCTTGGAAGGTTGCTGTTCCAGATCCAGTTACAGCAGCAGAAATTACAGCACTGTTTCCAGTAAGAGAAGTAATTGTAGTTCCAACAGGAACACTAATACCACCAGTCGTAGAAGTAATAACCATTCCTGGAATCAAGTTTGATGTAGGAGTGATTGCCGTGATAGTTGTTGTATTATCTACAGTTACTGCAGTAAATGTTGTGTTAACAACAGCAGCAAGTTCAAGGTTTTTATCGTCAACCTGTATGACGTTTGAATTAATTGATGTAACAGTTCCATTAACCGTTAGAGATCCTTGTATCAATGCATCTCCATCAACAGTTAAATCATTTCCTATTGTTACCTTAAAAGTATTATCACCACGTATCCATGCCTCAGTACCAGATCCAATGATTAATTGGTTGTCACCATCAGGAACTATTGGAGTATGAGTAGCATTAGTAGAGTTAGCATCAGCTGATGGACCTATAATAACATTACCACTACCTGTTAAACCATAACCTGCATAGTATCCAATACAAACGTTCGCTTCCCCTGCAAGGTTGCTCTCCATTGCATTGTTACCAATTGCAATATTTTTATCCGCAGAAGTCGCTGATAGTAATGCATCTCGTCCGAGAGCTAAGTTATCACTACCAACACCAAGTTGGTTCAATGCCCTATTACCAAATGCAGTATTGCCAGCACCACTATTAACTGATAGTAATGCTTTATATCCCATCGCAGTATTCTGGGAACCAGAACTGACGTTATCTAAACAAGAAACTCCCAGTCTAGTGTTTGTTGCAACAGCACCAGCACCCCTACCAATACTCATTGGGTCTGACTTAGTACCACGAATCCATATATCTTTTTCTTCTGCGTTTAACTGACCATATACTTTGACATCACCATCAGTAACAGCTCCATTAGTAACTAAACCAACCTCTAAACTTTCATTGATCTTAACATCTTGATCAATTGTAGTTAAACCACCTGCTGCACCAATATTAATTGCAGTGGCAGCACCAAATGCAGTAATAGAAGTAGCAGAACTGTTGAATAATGTCAACCCAGTAGAGGTTGTAGTTAATCCACTAATAATATTTGGATTATTTTGGAATACTAATCTATCTGTTCCTGTTGTATCACTAACCAAACCTCTCATCTGTGTGGAAGTTGTTGAAGCAAACACAGCAAGAGTATCACTTGTAAATGCTGTACTACCACCTTGTCTAAAGTTTACTGATATAGATGCAGAGTTATTATCAGAAGTAAATAATAAATCTCTCTTAACTTCTAATGTTTTTGCATCAGTCATTGTTAAGACTGCTGATGCAGTTGTTGTAATCTCAAGACCATTAATAGATGTTGCTGTAGCAGCACCAAGAACAGGAGTAGTTAAAGTAGGAGCAGTTAAAGTTTTATTTGTAAGAATCTGAGTGTCAATATCAGTTACGATATTCTTGTTAACTGATCCATCAGTAAATCTCCACAACTGTCCAGCTTCATACCATTCTAATCTTTGATAATTAGATATATTACCTTGTGCATCTGATGTTCTGTTAACCTGTATACCACCATCAGAAGCAACTAAACTATTACCTTTTCTTAATTCAATAATATTATCTTCTACTATTAAAGTAGCAACCTCTAAAATTGTTTGTGTTCCTGTAACTAAGAGGTCACCACCAATAGTAACAGTTGTTCCATCATCCTGAATAATACTATTAGCAAGTTGTGTGTTACCACTATCCCACTTAACTAATGTATTACCTACTAAGTTTGTACTATTCTTTAAAGATATATCAGATGAAGAAAATTGTAGACCACCACTAGCAGTAATAGAAGCACCACTATCAGTGTTAACAGAACTAATTTCAATAGTAGTTACACCACCATTTGTACTTTGTGAAATACTTGTAGCACCTGTAGCAGTAAATTGAAAATCTCCAGAGTTTACAGCATTAGATCCACTAGCAAGTCTTGTAATTGTATCATTGTCTGTGCTGTCAATATTAATTGTGCTACCAGATTGCGAAACAGTAACGTTACCACTACTACCACCAACAAGAGTTAGATCTCCTGAAGTAAGTGTTCCTGTAGTACCACCTTTAAGTCTAGTAATAGTATCTACAGAACTAACTGTAATTTCTGGATCTCCACTACCAGCATTAGTTCCAGAAGTTATAGTAGTTGCTCCTGCATCAAGGAAAGTAAAGTTTGCAACCGTTCCATCTGCAGGTCCATAAACTCCACCAGAACCAGCACGAATTTTAGTTTTTGTATCTGTATCAGTTCCTGCAATATTAATAACTGAACCACTCATGGTTACACTAGCAGCACCAGAAGAGGTGAATGATAATGCTCCAGAAGTAGCACTTCCACCTGGTGCTATAAGACTAGTAACTGTATCAGTATCTGGTGCTTGTCCAGCTATTGTAATAGTGTCACCAGTTCTAGATATTTCTAATTGAAGAGCATTGTTACCAGCAGTAACAGATTGTGGAGATCCTACTCCAATTGTTACATCATCTGTAATACCAGCACCACTTCCAGCTGAAGTTAATCTAATAATTTTTTCTAAGTTTGATGTAGCATCTGCTACAGAAACATTATAAGTTGTGTTGTTATCAGCTACAGTAAGAGTACCACCTAGATCAACTGTTGTTCCGTTAACTGTAATTCCTGAATTAAGAAGAGCACCATTAGGAATATTAGAAAGACTGTTGTTTGCACCATCTATAGTACAAGACTCAAACACTTTATTCGTAACTGTTTGAGAAGTTGTTAAGTAAACATCACCAGGAGAATTCCAGAATACTGTCGTACCATCACTGTACAAATATTTTCCAGCACCTAAGTCACCGCCAATGGTAATCCCATTACCTGTTAGTTGCAGATTGTCACCTGATACAAGTTCTTCTATCTTCCTTGATACAGAGTTAACAATTAATGGATAACGATCAGCCATTCTTTCTTCCAGATGATACTAGTGCTCAGGTTTATTTATGCTGCATTATTTGGAAAGGATCTACCATTACCCCAAATAATTCTAACAGCACCACCAGCAGCATTTCCATTACCATCTGCACCTCCACCATAAGTACCAGCAGTAGAATGTCCACCAGGAGTACCACCTGATCCTCCACCACCACCCATGGCGGGGTCACTTGTAGATTGAATGTCATCATCATGAACACCAGTTCCAGCAGCACCACTTGCTCCTTCACCTTCTACACCAACTCCACCACCACAACCAGTAGCGGTATCAACCTCTCCTTGAATAGCCCATCCACCTCCACCTGCACCACCAGTTCCTGCACTTACTTGTACACCCCACTCTGGAACGTTTGTACCACCATCTCCACCATTACCTGAGTATCCACCTGCTCCACCGCCACCAGCAAAATATCCTGGATTACCACCATAATAGTTACCACCTCTTCCACCATTTCCTCCACCATCTCCAGTCCAAGTTCCACCAGCTGAATTCTCTCCAGTTACAGCAATACTTACATGAGTCACACCACCTCCACCAGATACTGTTCCAGTTCCAATAAAGTATGATGTTCCACCATCTGCACCACCAGCAGTTGCAGCAGCACCAACGACTACTGTATAAGATTGCCCTTCTACTACAGAAATATTATTCTTCCAACCGAGACCTCCACCGCCTCCTCCTCCAGACCAATTACTACCATCATTTGAACCACCACCACCTATACATACGGCAGATACAGATGATACTCCAGCAGGGCAAACCCAAGTATATGATCCTGCTGTGTAATATCCCTGTTCTCCTGTAGGAGCAGAAGGATTAACTTGTATGGTTGAAACCATACTACCATGGTTTTGACACTGGTAATAGAAGTATCCATTTGGACCTGTTCCTCCTCCAGCAAGTCCAATAGGAATATTCCAAACAATAGTACCATTATCTGTACCATTATTAGTTACACTACTGTCCAGTACACCAGTCTGTCCACTGTTAGCTCCTGTTCCAGGAGCATCTTTCAACCAAACAGGATGTCCAGAAGCATTTACGTTAAAGTAAACTGTGTCTCCTTCATTGAATTCTAAAGTAGGATCAAGTCCACTTACAGATCCATTTCTATCAGAACCTACTACAGTATAATTAGTGGTACTTCCACCAACAACCGTTATAGTTAAGGTATACGTTTGTCCTCCAGCTGGATTATCTGCTGTTGTAGAACTGATACGAGTTCTTGGAAAGACCATTCCAGTATTTCTACTACCTATTTGTTCAGTTAGTTGTCCAGATTCTGGTCTAGGATTAATAGCTGCAAGATATCTGTCAGGACTATCCTTCTTACAAGTATTGTCAGCAAAATCTCCACCACTAGTATCCCAATTCATATCACCAGTAACACAATGGTCTTGAATATATCCTAAGACATCAGCATTTGTAAATCTAAATTTACCTGTGGCAAGACATGCTGCTACACCTGCTACTTGAGGTGATGCCATACTGGTTCCTTGAATAGGATAGAAATAATTACCTGTTCCTTGTGTGTACTTACCATCTGCCAAACCAGTATTATCATACGCAGAAAGAATATTATTTCCAGGAGCAAAGACATCTACTGCTGGTCCGAAATTACTATACGTTGCTCTTAAAAAATTATGATGATTAGATAGAGAACCTACTTTAATAACATTCTCTGCGTTAACGGGAGAACTTCCTCTATTAAAAAATATATTACTTATTGTATTAAATTTAATAAAGTTATCCCAGTTTGGATCAGTATCTGGAACCATATGAAAATTATCATTACCTGCTGCTCCTATAATAACTATACCCTCTGCTATTGCATCCTCAACATCAGCTCTTAATGCTGCATAGTCTGCAGGTATATCCATTTTGTTTGCACCTATTCCAAAGTCTGCTTCCACTCCTGCCATTGTCCATCCACTTGGATTAGGATTAATAGAAGTATAAGTTACACCACCATAAGTAATAGAAGATATCTCACCGATTGCAATTGGTGCAGCATGATTTAAAAGATTCTCAGATGTTAAATCATATCCATAACCCCAACTATGATTAGTGATAGTAGGATTCTTAAACCCTGTTGTAGTATTAACTGGCTTGTCTCTATGAAATGCTCTAAGATAATCATAGATTAATAATGCTGGAACTGGAGTACCTGTACCAGCCTGATTACCAAGAACCTGCATACTATAGATGTTTGCCTCTCTTGCCCATCCATAGTGTTGTCCTGCTACTGTTCCACATACATGGTTACCATGTGATTCTGTATTAGTATCATTCTTAAAATAATTTGCATATGGTGCAGCAGGTGTTGATTGACCATCATCATCAATAGATGCAACAAGAGTATTCAGTTCAGTATACCAATCATACTGTACATATCTTGTTGTATTTGTTGTAGGACTATACCATTCCTCATTGTCAGTTGATACTGGATCATCACATATAATTACATCAACATGCTCACCGTCATTAAAGACAGTAACAGTATCTATTACCTGTTCATCTGTTGCACCTTGATTTATTAATCCATAAGTTCCCTTTCTTCTTTGTGCTGTATCTCCTGCACAATGTAAGTGACCCCACTGTCTATCATTAGATGATACCTGTGCTGGTGGTTGTGTATCTCCTTTCCAAAAGTTACCAGCAACAGGATAAGGATCGTAATTTTCTCCTGTCCTTCTAATCACCATACCCATTTCTTCAGGACGTAATTGAACATCCCAAATCCTAGAATCTTTACGTAATTCTATTGCCTGTTCTTCTGTCATCCAGTAGTGTGTATTCCTACTAGAAGGACGTTTCATGTTTAAACGGAAACCTTTATCCGTCATCTCAGTATAAAAACTGTCTAGATCTTCATGCTTATGAAGAGTGACAACGTATATTTTTTCCGTCATTTATCAAGCCTCTAATTGTACGTAAGTAAAGTCTACTACAACATTACCAGTAGGACCATCATTGGTAATCTTAGAATAGAAAGCAACTCCTGATGAAGTGGATCCTAATACACCAGGAGTAAGTAATTGTGTTCCAGCTGCAGTAAAGATAACTTCCGCAATTACACCAGAACCTGGAGCAGGGGATGTGTTTCTACTTCTATTAGCATCAGCAGTTCTACTAGCAGTATCAGCATAAAGAACTACCCATGCAGGAGAGTTTGAGGTAACGCTTATCAAGGCAACTGTTTTTGCCATGTTTATACTCCAGTTAGCAAAAGCACCACCAGTTATTGTTGCTGCTTGTGATGCTGTTTGCCTCGTTTGTAATCCAGCTG